CTTCAAAGATAGGGTAAATAACTCCACGAACGACAACAAGAAATTGCGAATCATGTGCTGCTGCGTCTCCGTCCTCTTTCATGTCATAACCAGAATCAATAAACAATTTACGCATTGCTGGTATAAACGTTTGTGTCATAAACACATCTAAGTCATCTGTAGCACGTGGCTTAGGGGCTTTCCACCCAAACTGCAAAATGTTAGAACCACGACTAGCGCCTGAACCTGCAATTAAGATTCCGTTGTTTTCAATAATCTTATGTGTTGCTAATTCCATAAAGCGACCATCATCACCAGATGAACGAGAGTCACAGCCAACGGCTGCCCAACCATTTCCTTGAATTGCTACAAGCGTTGTCATTGTCCCCTCCTTAAGTTAGCGTCGCGTAACTGTCCTTGCTGATGCTGAGGCTTCTCCGCCTGATGTTAAACTTGCTAAAAGACTTTGTAGTGGTGCTGGACCTTGTGGTGCTTGAGGTGCGCCTCCTGCTGGCGCGGCGGGAACAGGGGACGGTTGCTCAACCTGTGCACCAGCAGGAGGTAATTCTGGGGCAAAGACTTCTTCAACCGCATCCTCTACTGGTATGCCACGTTGACGAGCCTTAATAACTCCAGCAATTTTCTTTACCACGCCCGATGGGTCCCCACCTTGTACAGCCATTTGTGGAATTGCTTGTGTATATGCCTGCAAAGAACTAACCAGTGCTTTACGCATATTTTCAATTTCAATTTTTTCTTGCTCTTGTGTTACGTTAATACCAAACGGTAATTCACGCATTGCTAGGTCTGTAGAAATCAATCCACCACCTAATGCTTGTAACATAAAAATAAGTCCCTGTGCTGGGTTAAGTCCAGCAAGCATGCCATATCGAACATCGGCAGTAAAGTCGCTCTTAATGTCCTTGCCTGGCTTGTATGTAAGGCTGTAAGGAGAACCTGCATCTACACCACGAATTGTCTTTTCAACATCAAAGAACTTCTCATCTACTTCAAAACATACAGAGATAACATCTCGTAATGCAGAAGCAAAAATAGCCTGAGCAGATTTAACCTGTGTATCAAAGCCACCCATAAGTGCTTGAACACCCTGACCAGTAATAATGGAAGCATCAATGTTTCCAGTACGTCCTTCTGGGTAACGTGTTCCTGTGCGTAGTTCTTGCTGCAACAAAGCCTGTTCTGTAAATGCACCAGGCGGAATGTTTAGGTCTACACGTCTTACACCTGCTGGGTTGGCTGTGCGAATAATTGCATCGCCACCTAGTTCAAGTTCTGTTACATCTGTTGGTAGAACAATTGGAGCCTGTACTGACTTCTCTGCTGCTTCCATCGCAAGTAATGCGAATCGATTACGAAGCAATTGAATACCAAGTACATCATCAAACTGTCCACGCATCTCACCATCAACTGATGGACGCTTAGCAACAATAACCATCATCTTGCCAAGCGGATTAGCCGCTCTAGAAAGAATTAGATTATTTTTTTCTGGAACAAACAACAGAGATTGTTGTGCATCGTAATAACGAATTATCTCTAGTTGAGCGTTAAGGTCCTGCTTGTACATTTCTGGACCAAGCAGTTCTCTTGCATACTCAGGAAACTCTGAAGCGAGTTCTCCAATGCTTAAGTAATAACGCTTAGCAAAGGCGATACAGCGTCCGTAGCGGTCAAATTCTGGGTAAGCCCCCACTGGATTTTCTACGCGGATACGCGGTAGCCCTGCTTCTTCGTCTAATTCAATGATGAAAGGGACGAAACCAAATGTGATGTACATGTCTGCGCCTGTATACATCTGTACTTGCAAATCAGAGTTTGCAAAATAATTATTAGCAATACGGGTACGTGTGTCTGCAAACTTGCGAGCACGGTCGTTTGCTTGATTAGCAGCAGAACAGTTAACAGATGGCAGTGGTGCCATTACCTCTGATAGGTCACGGGCAACAATGTCAATAAAGTTAGCAACTACATTAGCGTCAACACCCTGCGGAAAAAAGTCTGGGTAAACACTTGCTATCTGTCCTTTACGGACAGCAAGAACATCTTGTTGGCGTGCATCACGCTCAGCAGCGCGTTCCCTTAAGGATTCAACTCGCGCTGAAATCTGCTCTATCGAAAGCATTTATTTCCTATCCGTATTGTTGTTGCCACATTTCGGATGCGGCTTCATCTAGGTTAATTGATGTACGCTTATGTTGCTGTGCTCTAGTAGCCCAACGATTATTTGCGTACCTAGCAATGTTGCTATTTTGCTGCATAAACTCACGGGCGCGGATAACCGCAAACCATAAAGCCATAACAGTATCTGTCTTACCTCTGGTATCAGGCTTCCAAGTAATTAACTGTTGGACTAACGCCTTTAAACCTTCTGAGTTTTCAGTACTAGGTAATTCTACAATGTTGTTCTTTTGGAACTTGCCTTCACGGCTAGTGCCAAAGAGTGTTGACATAGATGCCACACCGAAGTTTGTGTCCCATTTGTTCTTGCCTGTAAAGTGAGAATTAAGCCGTACGCCGTGTGAAGAGAGCCATGTTCGTAGTTCTTCGTCAAGGGAGTAGGCTTTTTGGTGGGCATTGATTTCAACTCGGAACTCTTGCGGTTTATACCGAAGCGTAAAATCTTCAATGGCCTGCCTAATCTTTTGCGGTGTTGGTTCTGTCATGTTTAAACAATCCAGAACATAAATCTTTCCATCTGTTCTGTTATAGGTAATAGCCACAAATGCAGCGTTACCTGCCATAGCGGGGTCAAAGCCCACAATAGTGTAACCCTCAACTTGAGGTGGATGTCCTGTAACCCCTGGTCTTAACGGTCCACGCTTACGCATACCATTGATGGAACCTTGCACCAGTTCAGGTGGAAAGATTGAATCTTCAACTACATCTTCTTGTTGGTAAACAAGCGCCCATGTTGCTGGTGTTACTTCGCTTCTACGCTTGAAAAGCGTTTCGCCATCCCACTTAGGGTATAACCCATTCTCATCAGGTGGCGTATCTTCATCCCCATCCCAAGGTATATCACTTGCAGGCCAAAGGGTTTCCCACTCTGCTGGCTTATCCCCATACTCAAGAACGGCTGGCATACCCATGTATGTGAAAGGTGACTTGCCACCAGACCAATGTTTAGGGTCGCGGAGTTCTTTATAAAAATCAGATGGCGCAATACGGGTACCTACCACCAGTAACTTACCATTTTTGCCCAGACGGGTAATAACTTCCTTCTGCAACCAGTTAATCTGCTTTTCATGCTCGTGAGCGTTAGAGGTAGTTATGCAGTCATCTAGGATAATCAGGTCAGCGCGGGCACCATAAATCTGCCCACCCATACCCAGTGCCTGGATTGTTGGGTCTTTTTCACTTGAGTTTCTCGCATCACTCCCAAGGTAGACCGTATCAACTCGCCAAGTATCTGAGTCTTCTTTCCATCCCCCTTCAGGCCCAAAGGTTGTTTGTAACTTGAGCCAGCGCGGGTGAGATAATCTCTGCTTGATTGCGTACACGAACTCGCGTGCTTTGATAAGGGTCTTTGACACCACAATAATGCGGACGTTCGGATTGAGAGCGATGCGATAAGTTGCGTAGTTAACCGTAATGACGGTTGATTTGGCGTGCTCGGGGGGAACGTTTAAAAGAAGGCGGTTCCGATTACCTGGTTCATAAATCATATTGGGATGCAGCCACGAAGGCTCGCGTCCCTCTAATAGGTCAATCCAATCCATATGATGTGGAAAGACCCGCTGGTCCAAAAACATCTCAGAGAACTGAGGAAAGGTAATATCTTCACGGGCTACGCCCATGGCTTTTAATGAACGCTCTTTAGCGTTTTCCTTTGCCTCGGCAAGGGCGGTAGCAAAGGCAGGGTCTCTTAAACACCAAATGCGAACAGTGTCTGGCTTTTTGCCATTTTGTTCCATAGCCCTATGCACAGACATACCTTCAGAAACCAGCGCCAAAACTTTGGCTTTAGCCTCTGCCGCCATAGCGGTACGAGGGTTATTAGTCTTCTGAAAAGTCACGTAACTGTCCCATCTGCATATAGTACAGACCAGTTAGTAACGGATAGTAGATACAGTCTGTAACGCAAGTTCCTGAAGAACTTGCTTAGGTAGTAAAAGAAATAGTCTCTATATAGTATTAACCCGTTCAAACAGCCATTCCGAACGGTGCAAAGGCAAAAATCTTTTTA